ATACAAAAATATTCTCCTTATTGTGATTGGGTTGGTGTTTGGGAAGGATAAAAGCAAACACAGAATTTTCTGACGCTACAGACGCTTGACTTTAGATATTTCCTGTGGTACGATCCACACGGAGATCTAAATTATGCTAAAAGTTTATAAACTAGAAGAAACTGCAAAGGTTCCATCCTTTGCAACACAAGAGGCCGCCTGTTTTGATATTTACGCTAACATAGTTCCACAGGACTATGTTATTTACAATCATATATCGGATAAGATCTTTGATTTTGAATTAGTAAATATTGAAGGAAAGAAGTCGGTGATAATTCCTGCAAACGGAAGAGCACTCATACCCACAGGTATTATCTTAGATATACCAAAGGGATATTCAGTTAGAATTCATCCTCGTTCTGGAAATGCACTAAAGCGTGGGATCAGTTTGACTAATTCAGAGGGAATCATTGACTCTGATTATACGGATGAACTTTATGTCATGATTCAAAATATGAACGATGTTGATATTGCAATTTCACATCATGATCGAATTGCTCAGGGTGAACTTGTCAAGAGTCTTGAATATACTATTGAAGAAACCCAAAACCATCCACAACAAAAAGGAAATCGTCGTGGAGGATTCGGGAGCACAGGCGTATGAGTATTCGTGAAGTTTTTGAAAAGTCAGTAAACTCTCGTGGAATTCCAGAGATACAGATTGACGATTGGGATGATCTCAATATCAACTTTAATAAAAGACAGATTGTTGATGGATTCGCAGAATTTATTAACGACACGAAACCAAGTTTTCCTTTTCGTCCTATTTCTTTACTAGATGTAAAGGAAAAACTATTTTCTCTTACAAATGAACACTACAGTAATTTTATTACTGTTCCTGATCCTAGTACCGTAGTTGAAAAATATACGGATTACAAATATCCATATTCAAAGTATGGTAAGTTTGTAATTGAATTTGGTCATTACTATAATGATATTAGTAATTATTTTCAACAGGAAAACAGAATGTCATGTCCATCTTACGGATTTAAGTCTCCATTAGAAATATGGAATGATCTTGAACTTCTTAAAAAAATGAATTGGATATTTTGGAGAATGGGAACAAACACGATCAATGAAACAAATATTCGTGGATCATTCCGTCTCGGTGCATATGTTGCAACCCAATTTAAACCACATGTTGCAAAGACTCTTTATGACTTCTCAAATGCTAACACAGTATTAGATTTTAGTATGGGATGGGGAGATCGCTTGGCAGGATTCTATGCATCAAATGCAAAAGTATTTTATGGTGTAGATCCAAACCCAAATACATTCAAAGTTTATCTTCAACAATGCATAGAGTATGAGAAAATGTTAGGATATAATCCTGTCATTACTTATACCGAAAATGGTTTTACTTGTACTGGAACAAAGACTGTTCATGCTTGGAATCTCCCTGCTGAAGATAAATCTTGGTGGCCAGCAAAAGGAACAGTGGATCTTGTATTCACTTCTCCTCCGTACTTTTCTACCGAGATGTATAATAAAGGTGGAGAAAAAGAAGAGAATCAGTCTTGGAGTAAATATCCAGAATATGATAATTGGGAAAAGAACTTCTTTAGAAAAGTAACAGAGTTGGCATATGAGACACTTTCAGATGCAGGTATGATGATGATTAATATCATGGATCCAACGGTAAATCGAGTTCGTCATCGTACTTGTGATTTTCTTGTTGATACCTTTGTAAATTCGCCTTGGTATGAAGCAAATTTCTGTGGTCAAATAGGCATGCGTATTAAGCAGCGTCCAAAGAAAATGGAGAAGGAAGATCTGAAGAATCATTTATCTTCTTGTTTTATTGAAAACATTTGGTGTTTCTCTAAAAACAAAAATGTATCAATTGACATTCCTTTTGCAAATGCTACACTTGATGATGTACTGGAGTAAATATGACTAGAGAAGAACTACTTAAAATACACGAAGACCTTTGTGCAGACGCACGACATTTGATGAGTCTTAAAAATAAAGATTATGCCGGAAATGAAGGAAAAGAACCATTTGCCAATTTTACTAGAGTGGAGGCAATGGGGATTTGTAAGACCGAACAAGGATTCATGGTGCGTCTCACAGACAAGATGAGTCGTCTGAGTTCCTTTATTCAGTCTGGCAAAATGCATGTGTCTGATGAATCATTTAAAGATACCTGTGTAGATGTTATTAATTATATGGTACTACTGTATGCATACACTCAACAAAAAGATCAGAAGACCGAACAATCTAGAAGCAAAATTTATGTTGGAAATGACATGAAGATAGAGTGGGATTCACCAAGAGAAATTCAATGAATAAAATTATTAGATATGATATATCTGATGTTCATTTTGATATAATACCTTCTGAAAAGAAAAGAACATGGATGGACGAAACATGGCAGTCATTTGCGTATAGATGTCTTCCATTAACTATTGCTAATGGATTTGGTTGGCAATTTTTGAATCCATGTAAATTTTCCGCAAAGTGGGAAGGCAAAACTGGTTTAAAAGCAATACAGATTGATTACTTTCCAAACACAGATCAAGAAAAAATTTACTCTGACTTTGATTATGTTACTTCCCACTTTGGCGGAGGAATTTTAACCTTTACAATAAGTTGTATGTTTAGAACCGATCTTGGCCATAATCTATATGTAAAGGGACCCACAAATCATCCTAAAAAAAGAATATCCCCTCTGGAGGGTATAGTAGAAACCGACTGGTTGCCATTTACTTTTACAATGAATTGGATTTTTACTGAGACCGGAGAAGTTATTTTTGAAAAAGATGAACCTTTTTGTCAATTTTTTCCTATGCCTAGACATTATATGGAATCTTGGGTTACAGAAGAAATGAATATAAAAGATGCTTCCACAGAATATGAAAATTATGAGGTTTGGGATAAATCTAGAAGAAATTACAATTCTACTCTTAAAACTAACGGTGCAATGGGTGAAAGAGATTACATGAAAGGCATCTTTAAAAATGGCACTAAATTTAAGGATCATCAAATACGAATTCCAGTTTGCCCATTTATGAAATCAGAAAAAGAAAGAAAAGAAAGGGAAGAAAATTGTACGGATAATTGTTGTCTGGAACAATATGAGAAGAAAAATGAAAATTAAAAATACTTTAATCGCTATTTGGTTCAATTTAATTCTATTAAAAGATAAAGTAATTGACGCAATCAAAAAGAACTGATATACTACTGACATGCGACAATACATGAATGTCTTTTCATACGGAACGCAAGTTCTGTGTCGTGAAGTTAACAATGGTCTTAAGAATGATTTCAGAATGGCATATGAACCTTCTCTGTATGTCAAGACGCCTGCCGGAGATTGGAAGTCAATTGACGGCGTTCCTCTTAAGCAAATGAAGTTTGAATCAAATACAGAGGCTAGGGATTTTATCAAGAAGTATGATGGAGTCCAAGGATTTGAGATTCACGGAGAGATTGGCGCAGAGTATCAGTATATTCGTGATAATTATGATGGACAGTACAATGTTAATGATGTCGATATCGCCTATTTTGATATTGAGACTACAGCAGACAGTGGATTTCCATCATTTGAAAATCCAATCGAAGAAATCCTAGCAATCACCATAACACGGCGTGGAGGAAAACCTTATGTATTTTGTCGTGGAGAATACAAAGCAAAGGATGACGAGGTTGTATTCTGTCATCACGATGAGAAGGAAGTCCTTCTAGCATTTCTCAAGTATTTCAGTAATGATTATCCTCATGTTTTGACTGGATGGAATGTAAGATTCTTCGACATTCCCTATCTTTACAATCGAATGCTCATGGTTCTTGGAAAGAACAAAACCAAGGAACTTTCTCCTTGGGGGATGATCAGAGACAAGAATGTTATAGACAAAGGTGGTAGGGAAAAAACTGTCTATGATTTGGTTGGTATCTCCACACTAGATTACTACGAACTTTATCAAAAGTTTACTTATGTGAACCGAGAATCATATCGCCTTGACTACATAACCTATGTTGAGTTGGGAGAAAACAAACTCTCATACAAGGAATATGAAAGCATTCAAGAATTTTATACTAAGAATTTCCAAAAGTTTATCGAATATAATATCCAAGATGTCCGCCTTGTCGAACGCCTTGAGGATAGGTTAAAACTATTGGAACTTGCTCTAGCACTAGCATACAGTGCTGGAGTAAACTTTACAGATGTATTTTCTCAAGTTAAAACTTGGGATGTAATCATATACAATCATCTTGCAAAGCAGAAGATTGCAATACCTCCAAAGAGTAAATCATCGAAAGACGATCAATATGCCGGTGCTTATGTTAAGGATCCAATTACTGGTATGCACAAGTGGATTGTTTCTTTTGACTTGAACTCTCTATATCCTCACCTGATTATGCAGTATAATATTTCACCTGATACAAAAACTAATCACGGCGGCAGAAATATTATCAGTGTAGATGGCATTCTTTCTGACTATGAAGTTACGAAAAAATATATTAGTGAAATGCGACAAAATAATTTGTCTGTTGCCGCAAATGGCACAACTTACACAAAAGAACGGCGTGGATTTCTTCCAGAACTTATGGATAAGATGTACCAAGACCGTAAAATGTTTAAGATTAAAATGATTGAATCTCAAAAGGAACTTGAAAAAGTTGTTGCAGAGATGAAGAATCGTGGTATACTATAAGCATATTCGGGACTGTGGCGGAATTGGCATACGCAGCAGACTTTGGTAAAACTGAGCACTAGTATAGGAATATGTTAGTGAATCCAATCAAATTCGGTGAACCCTTAACTGGCAACGCCGAGCCAAGCCCTAACGGGAA